GGGCTCAGGTCGGGGATCAGGTCAGGGATCAGGTCAGGGATCAGGTCTGGGATCAGGTCAGGGCTCAGGTCAGGGATCAGGTCAGGGATCAGGTCAGGGCTCAGGTCGGGGATCAGGTCAGGGCTCAGGTCTGGGATCAGGTCTGGGCTCAGGTCAGGGATCAGGTCAGGGCTCAGGTCAGGGATCAGGTCTGGGATCAGGTCAAATACTTCACGCCGGGCGAAGAAAACCTCCTTTATGATTCCGGATGGGTCAGCTTCTATGACTTCTTCCGCAAAATCAATGTTGTCAAACACGATAAATTCGATAAATACACAAAATACCTGCAGTGTGGCGTTTTCTACACCATTTTCCTGGACGGCCTGGCTATTCTGTGCGGTCCCCCGGAATATATCCACCGGGATGAACGTAACCGTCTGCACTGTGAGGACGGCCCCACTATACGCTGGAAAGACGGCTACGGCAACTATTTCTGGCATGGAGTATCTGTGGGTCAAAAGCTGATTGAAACACCGGGGCAAATCACAAAAGAGGACCTCGTTAAGGAGGAAAACGCCGAGCGCCGCAGGGTCATGATGGAAAAATTGGGCATGGAACGGTTTGCTGAGTTGTTGGACCTAGAGGAGATCCAAAGGGAACCCATCGGGCAGCAGGAAGCGGTCTTATTCCGGACCAGAAAGATCGATGACATAGCCGGAGAACACATCCAGTTTGTGAAGGTGGTTTGTCCATCTACCGGTCGGGTTTATATGCTGTGTGTACCAACAGAAATAACCAGCGCTAAGGCTGCAGTCGCATGGAGTTTTGGGAAAGATGCTGAAGATTACAACCCGGTGGTGGAGAGCTAATTGAATAGCGATTCTTCCATACACCAAACCGCTGAAAAGATGGGCCGGGCCGAAAGCATGGGGATCAGAATTTACTACCAGGGGGGTCTTAAGGTTGACACCCCCTGGCCCATGAGGGAGATACCGGCTCCCGCCCGGCACATCCTGGGTGAACTAAAAAAGCGGCAGGTCGAAATACTGGTCTACCTAGCCAACGCCGACCAGGTACCGGATTTTGAATTACAGTTGGCGGCACTCGGGGCACTGGGTCTCCAGTTGGCCTATGACCCGGAAGATGAGATAAAAATCCACTGTAAGCCCATACCGGACGAGCATCTACAAGTTGCCGGCATCCTATTGGATAGACTCCTCCGGAACCATTACAGAGCGCTGGTTGAATATCTCAAAGCTCAGCCGCAGCCACCCCCGGCTCCAGGGTGAATCCCAGTGAAAGCATCCCGGCCGGAATGTAAGCAAGCGGGACACTGCAGGAAGTTTGAATTTGACTGTGGGCTGTACCCGATATCCTTACACCTCTGCCGGCAGAGAGTAAGTAGTAAATAAGGAGGATCAATTGTGAGCATTAAAATAAACAAGCTTGAAATCGAAAACGTCAAGCGCGTAAAAGCTGTAAAAATTGAGCCGACAGCGAACGGGCTGACAATTGTAGGCGGCAAAAATAACCAGGGCAAAACCTCTGTACTGGATGCCATCGCTTGGGCATTGGGAGGGAATGCTTATAGGCCATCTGAGGCACAACGGGAGGGTTCAGTGATCCCTCCTACCCTCCATCTAACCATGAGCAACGGGCTGGTGGTTGAACGTAAAGGGAAAAACAGCGATCTGAAAGTAATTGACCCCACCGGACAAAAGGGCGGCCAGCAGCTGCTCAATGAATTCGTTGAGCAGCTGGCCCTGGACCTGCCGAAGTTTATGCAGTCCACCAACAAGGAAAAGGCAAATACCCTCCTTCAGATTATTGGCGTTGGAAACCAGTTGGTTGAACTGGAGCGGCAGGAAACCGAAATCTACAATCAGCGCCACGCTATTGGCCAGATTGCTGACCAGAAGAAAAAGTATGCCAAAGAGCAGCCCTATCATCCTGATGCACCCAAAGACTTGATTTCTGCTTCGGACCTAATTAAGCAGCAGCAGGATATTCTGGCCAGGAACGGTGAGAACCAGCGCAAACGGCAGAATCTGCAAAATATTTCCGACAAAGTGAATAGACTATCCAACCAAATAGCCGCCCTGCAGCGTGAATTGGATGCCGCGATAGAGGATCAGAAAATTGCGCTAAAATCGGCTATTGACCTTCATGACGAGAGCACAGCCGAGCTTGAAGAAAACATCGCCAATATCGAGCAAATCAATGTCAAGGTCAGGGCGAATCTGGACAAGGACAAAGCTGAACAGGATTCCCTTGAATATGCCAACCAGTACGCAACCCTTACCACTCAGCTGGATAATGTCAGGCAGGCGAAAATAGACCTGCTGAAGGGTGCTGACCTGCCGCTGCCCGGACTCTCTGTGGTAGACGGGGAGCTAACCTACAACGGCCACAAATGGGACAATATGAGCGGTTCTGACCAGCTTAAGGTGAGTGTAGCCATTGTCCGTAAGCTAAATCCAAAATGCGGTTTTGTCCTCATGGACAAGCTGGAGCAGATGGACATGGACACCCTCACCGAGTTCGGATCCTGGCTGGAAGCAGAGAGCCTGCAGGCCATCGCCACCAGGGTCAGCACCGGGGATGAGTGTTCTATCATCATCGAGGACGGGTATGTTAAGGATCCCGAATATGACAATAAATATGGTCCTGTTACTGATAAGGATAAAGAGTTGCCTAATCCTGTTCAGGAAGCGCCGAAGTTTCAGAAGGGAGTGTTTTGATTGACTGAACACAAAGAAATTATTCTCGGTCTTTGGGGACTGGTTGAGCGAGCTGGGATAAACGAGTTTATCAATTTTTTAAATGAATCTGATTTCTTCCAGGCTCCTTGCTCTACAAAACATCATTTGGCCAAAGTAGGTGGATTGGCGGAACACAGCTTAAATGTTTACAGTCTGCTACGTGAAAAAGTAAATCGTTTCGGAATTAACGTACCGGAAGAATCAGTAATTATTTGTGGTCTTGGCCACGACCTCTGCAAGGTTAATTTTTACCAGGAAGGTGGAGATCCTTGCAGCGATTCTCAGTACAACTATCTCAGCAGCTTATGGTCACAGAAAAAAGGTTTGGTTGCTGAGTTTAGCGCCGACGTACTTTTAAAAACATTTGATGAAAACGGACAGTTTAAGAGGTCGATTCCCACGGCAAGTGCAACGATTTTGATTGATTGGCTTAAACGCCGGCCCATGGAACCATTCCCTGAATTACCCGCTGTATTCTCCGTTAATGATAAACTCCCACTGGGCCACGGAGAAAGATCCTTGAGCATTCTGCAGGATTTTATCAAGCTTACCGACCATGAAAAACTTGCCATCAGGTGGCACATGGGTGCCTGGGACTTGAGCGACTATTCCGGCAGATGGGCTTTTAATAACGCCACTAAAATGACGCCTCTTGTGGCTCTGCTTTCAACGGCAGATTTTGAAGCAGGCAGTGTTTTGGAAAGAGAAGAGGGGTGAAATTCAATGGAAATCTCAAGCGGAATCATAGACGGGGCTCAAAAAGTAGTTATTTATGGCCCTGAAGGAATCGGTAAGTCAAGCTTTGCTGCCAAGTTCCCGGGTGCGTTATTTGAAGATACTGAGGGCAGCACCAAGAAATTGAATGTAAGGAGAACGCCGAAATCAACCAGTTGGACAATGTTGCTGGAGCATGTCAAAGATATCAAAAACAACCCTACTCTTTGCGACACATTTATTATTGACACCGGAGACTGGGCAGAGCAGCTATGTAAAGCCCAGCTGTGCTCCAAGGCAAGTAAGGGCGGCATTGAGGACTTTGGATATGGCAAGGGTTATACCTACCTGGCGGAAGAATTCGGCCGACTCCTTAACGCACTATCAGAGCTGATCGACCTCGGGGTCAATGTGGTAATCGTGGCCCACGCTCAGATGCGCAAGTTCGAGCAACCTGACGAAATGGGCGCTTATGACCGCTGGGAAATGAAGCTGGAAAAGAAAGTTTACCCGTTGGTAAAGGAATGGGCCGACATGGTTCTTTTCTGCAACTACAAAACCTATGTCATTGACGCTGACGGACAAGGGACAGCCAAGGGGACCAACAAGGTCCAGGGCGGCAAGCGCGTGATGTATACAACCCACCACCCCTGCTGGGACGCCAAGAACCGGCACGACCTGCAGCCGGAATTACCCCTGGACTACAGAGAAATAGCACACTGCATTGTAACCCGGGGGGCATCTACAACGAAATCAAATCCGGTGCCGGAAACGAAGCCGGATGATAACAAGGTTAGGTATTGGCATCATCCTGAATCCAGTTGTGTCTATACTGCCACATATGCGGATGTCGAGGGCGGTGACGGTATGTCATGTGAAATAGACAAGGCTGAATACGAACGGTTACTCAAAAAGTACAATCAAAAGCCAGTAACGAAACCTGAAACCAAACAGGAACCACCAAAAACTACTACCACCATGAACCTGAGCGATATACCGGACGATCCCCTGGCTGATGTGCCGAAGGCCCTTGCCGACCTTATGCGGCCAAACAATGTCACTGTAGAGGAAATACAGCAGGCTGTAGCCAGTAGAGGTTATTACCCTCAGAATACCCCTATCAGTAACTATGATTCAGAGTTTATCAACGGGGTATTAGTCGGGGCCTGGCCGCAGGTGTTCGCCATGATTGAGCAGCAGAGGGTAATATGAGCAAAAAGAACAGCGTATTTACATATGCAGAATTAAAAGAAATGCAGTCATGGTCACTTGAAAAGAAAATTGAAAAAGCTCAGGAAATAATCCGCGACACATTCCGCAAGGGGAAAAAAGTTGCTTTCGCGTTTTCGGGTGGCAAAGACAGCACGGCATTGTGGCATTTAATCCGCGATACTTGCCCCGAAGAAGCATCTAATATGATCGTTATTTTCGGGAATACAGGAGTGGAATATCGCGAATCACTTCTGTTCGCCCGTCAACTTGGGCAAGAATGGGGCGGCGAAAACTTTTACGAAACTAAACTTGACCGGCTGAAAGTACCACGACTGAAATATGAAGCACAGAAAGAAGTTTGGAAGCTTATTGAAGATAGTGAACAAGCCAGTAAATATCTGAACAAGAAAGGCCGCTTGCTTAAGACAGATAAACTGAACGAAGCGGTAACGCCCGAAATGTGGGAAGATTTTCGCCGCCGTAAGCTTGTATGGGAAGCGGGAACACCCGTAAGCTTTTGGTTTATCGCAGAACAATATGGATTCCCAATACTCGGTAAGGCAGCAACGAAACTTGACGCGCCGCGACTCAATATTAATGTTTTTTTGAAATACAGCACGGAAGAATCTAAGGGTAATGAAGCTTATTATAGCATTCTTCGCAAACTCCCTGATCTACGGATAAGTCATTCCTGCTGCAATTTCATTAAAGAACAGCCTTCAAAAAAGCTTCAGCGTAAACTAGGCTGTGACACACTCTTTCGTGGTCTACTCGCAAGCGAATCAAGGCGCCGGACTTTCACTTTTCTTGACTATGGATTTTTGTATGAAACGAAAGGCGGATATCTGTATTCAAATCCACTTTCTATCTTTACGGATGAAGATGTGTGGGAGTATATCAGGACCCAAAACTGCCCCTATGCTCCATTATATGATCTGACAGATGAAGATGGAAAAAAGCTATTCAAGCGCAACGGATGTTATGTCTGCGGCACTGGTTTGGCTTACGAAAGGAACAATATTGAAATCCTGCGGAAATACTACCCCTCAAAATGGATGGCTTTGATGAAATACGGTATGGCCAGGGAAATGAAAGCATTTGCATGTGCTATTAGTGATGACATAAAGCTAAACCATTTAGAGCATGACTGGCTACTGGATAGGCGACCCTGTGCATTTGATAGGTTGACGCCAAAGAAAAACTTATTAAATGATCTGCAGTATGGGACATTGTTATTTTAAGGCAAGAAAAAAATAAAGGAGGACTTTTAAATAATGACTGACCGCGAATTAGGCTGGGAAGATCAAATTGAAAACGATGGTCCCGATTTTGAAACATTTCCGGAAGGTGATTATGAATTTGAGGTTGTCGGGTTTGAGCGGGGGCGACACGCGGGATCGGAAAAGATGCCTCCATGCAACAAAGCTACCGTGAGTATCAGGATTAAGGGCGCGGCCGGCCAGACCACTATTAAGCACAACTTATTCCTGCATACTAAAACTGAAGGACTACTATGTGCATTCTTCATGGGTATTGGCCAGCGGAAACACGGGGAGCGGCTTGTGATGAACTGGAATACGGTTGTTGGCTCTACCGGTAAATGCAAGGTTGGTATTCGCAAATTCAAGAACGACAAGGGCGAAGAACTGACGTTCAACGAAATCAAGAAATTTTATGAGCCGGAAGATAAACCAAAATTTCAGCAAGGGAAATTTTAGAGCATGGAACTTAGACCTTATCAATTACAGGCGAAGGCATCCATACAGGGGCAGTGGGCCAGCGGGGTACTCAAAACCCTGCTGGTGCTGCCTACGGGGACAGGAAAAACCATTGTTTTTTGCAGATTGGCCGAGGATTGCGTTCGGGATGGTGAGCGTGTTTTAATACTTGCTCACCGCGGGGAGCTCCTTGACCAGGCAGCCGATAAACTGAGCCGGGCGACCGGGTTAGGTTGTGCAGTGGAAAAGGCTGAAGAAACTTGCCTGGGCAGTTGGTTCCGCATAGTTGTGGGGAGTGTCCAATCCCTGATGCGAGAGAAGCGACTTAACCAGTTTCCCAAAGATTATTTCAGCACGATTATCGTCGACGAAGCCCACCACTGCATAAGCGATAGCTACCAGCGGGTCCTGGGACATTTCAACCAGGCCAAGGTGTTGGGTGTTACCGCAACCCCCGACAGGGGTGATATGCGCAACCTGGGGCAGTATTTTGAGAGCATGGCCTATGAATATACCCTGCCGAAAGCAATTAAAGAAGGGTATCTATGTAAAATCAAAGCGCAGACTATCCCCCTTAAGCTCGACCTTACCGGCGTAGGAATGCAGGCCGGGGATTACAAGGCCGCTGATATTGGCACAGCCCTGGACCCATATCTGTATCAAATCGCGGACGAAATGAAAACAGTCTGTCAGGGACGGAAAACTGTCGTGTTCCTGCCACTTATCAAAACCAGCCAGAAGTTTCGAGATATCTTGATTACCCGTGGATTCCGGGCCGCAGAAGTTAACGGTGAAAGCCAGGATCGGGCGCAGGTATTAGCAGACTTCGAGGCCGGAAAATATGACGTTTTGTGCAATTCCATGCTACTTACAGAAGGTTGGGACTGCCCATCGGTGGATTGCATTGTGGTACTCCGGCCAACAAAGATCAGAGGCCTGTATTGCCAGATGGTTGGCCGAGGCACCCGGCTTTTCCCGGGCAAAGACCATCTACTGCTATTAGACTTCCTCTGGCACACCACCAGGCATGAGCTATGCCACCCTGCACACTTAATATGCGAATCTCCGGAAGTGGCCGAAAAGATGACAGAAAACATCGAAGCGGCCGGCTGCCCGGTTGACCTTGAAGCAGCTGAAGTTCAGGCAAAAGAGGATGTCGTGGCAGCCCGGGAGGAAGCTCTGGCAAAACAACTTGCGGAAATGCGGAACCGGAAACGTAAACTGGTGGATCCGCTGCAGTTTGAAATGAGCATCCAGGCCGAGGACCTGGCGAACTATGTTCCGTCATTTGGCTGGGAGATGGGACCACCTTCTGAAAAACAGGTACAGACACTTGAAAAGTTAGGCATATTCCCTGATCAAATTGAATCAGCTGGGAAGGCCACAAAACTACTGGATCGTTTGGATAAGCGCCGCAGCGAAGGACTGACAACTCCGAAGCAGATCCGGTTTCTGGAGGGCAGGGGGTTCCATCACGTGGGTACCTGGCAGTTTGAAACAGCTAAAAAACTCATTGACCGCATAGCTGGTAATGGATGGCAAGTACCAAGGGATATTAAGCCGGCAGAGTATAAGCCGATAGTGGAAACCGGCAGAGATATGTCCTGGGGAGGCTTGTAAGATGAACGAGTATAAAGATTTCCACCTGTTTTGCGGGATAGGCGGCGCCGCCCTGGGATTTAAACAGGCAGTGTCTGAGTATAGAGGATTAGTAGGCAAGTTCAGGTGCCTGGGTGGTATCGACGTGGACCCGGAGGCCTGTGAGGATTTCCGGAACCTTGTCGGGGCCCCGGCCACACAGATGGATCTCTTTACTCATGACGACTATACAGCATTCCATGGCCATGAGCCCCCAGAAAAGTGGCGGGAAGTCACCCCGGAGGAACTTATGGCAGCTGCTGGCGGAGAGTGTCCCGATGTTGTATTTCTTAGCCCACCGTGTAAGGGGTTTTCTGGACTGCTACCTTCTGCGAAGGCGGCCAGCTCAAAGTATCAGGCCCTTAATAATCTGGTTGTAAGGGGGCTGATACTGACCCTGCAGGCCTTTAAAGAAGATTTGCCGGCGGTTATCATGCTTGAAAATGTGCCTCGGATAACTTCCCGGGGGGAATTTCTTTTAAAGCAAGTCAAAAGCCTGCTTGGCTCTCATGGTTATGTTTTTCATGAAGGCACCCATGACTGCGGGGAACTGGGAGGCCTGGGCCAGCACCGAAAGCGGTACCTGCTTATAGCTAGGCTACCGGAAAAGATGAGCGCTTTTATCTACCGCCCACCGAAACACCGGGTTAAGTCCATCGGGGAAATCATCGGACCTCTGCCTATGCCTGACGATCCGGTTGCAGGGCCGATGCATAGACTTCCTCGTCTTAAGTGGCTTACATGGGTGCGCTTGGCGCTTATTCCTGCCGGGGGAGACTGGAGGGACTTGGAGGCACTGGCCGGTAAAGAATGGCATAAAAATGCTTACCGGATTATCCCCTGGGGGAATCCCGCCGGCACGGTAACCAGTGGGGGGGCTCCCAGTTGCGGGGCGGTTACTGTAGCAGATCCCCGGCTTGGCTATGATCCCCGTCATGGTGGTTGGCAAGTAGCACCCTGGGACAAGGCCACCGGTACTGTCGTGGGGAGTGCCAGGGTTGGACATAGTAATGGGGTTGCTGCGATAGCAGACCCAAGATTACCAGAGCGGGATAACAGGCATCCATCTGTATATCAGGTGGTTAAGTTTGATGAGCCCGGGCCCTGTGTAACAGGTACCCGTTTTGGTAGTGGAGCGCCAGCCATTATGGATCCGAGAACCGGAGGAGGATATTCAAACAAATATAAACTTCTCAACTAGGAAGAACCGGCCACCACTGTTACTGGAACCGAGGATATACAGTCAGGGGCGCAATCAATCGCGGACCCCAGGACCGGTTTTAAACCCGGCACCCATCACGCTATCTATCGTGTCGGTGAATGGGACCAGCCGGCCAATACCATTACCGGGGCCATGCGGCCAAACAATGGTGCTCCATCCGTAGCCGACCCACGAATGGGTTGCAAGGCCCGCAACGGTACCATGGGCGTTCAGTCCTGGGATGAGCCCGGGAAAACAGTGATCGGGGCAGGAGACATTCACGCCGGGGCAGCTGCAGTGGCCGACCCAAGAATACCAGCCGATAATGACCGCCCCGACCCGCCACCGGTGATAATATCCCTTGACGGCACCTGGCACAGACCTTTGACAACGCTGGAACTGGCAGCCCTCCAGGACTTCATGATAGTGATGCCCGACGGTAGCCCCTTAAAGCTAGCCGGAAAGAGTGACGCCAGGTGGAGAGAAAGAATAGGAAATGCTGTACCGCCCAGGGCGGCCAGGGCTGCGGCGACTGAAATATTATTTGCTTTACTGGTCAGCGAGGAAGACGGATGGACCCTGGGGGCTACTGGGGTGTGGGTAACTCCGGAAACCGAGAGGGAAAATCGTGGCCCATACATCAGCAATAAAAGCGACTCGGCTAAAAGAGCGTAAGTAAAGGAGGTGGTCTTTATGTAACCGGCGGCCAAAACCACCAATGGGTACGGCCCCTTTCCAGGGACAAAGGAGGTATTCACCGGCAACCTGGGGATGGGTAAGTAAGTGTTTTATTAACAAAGTAGTAGATCGATACCGGCCCCTGCTTTGTGGAGGGCAGGGGCTACTTTTTAAAATAATCCGGAAGGGTTGAGATAGATGGACACTCTTATAGCTTATATACAGGCAGGCATGAAGCAGGTAAATAAAGGTGTTAACAAATACGGCAGATAGGTGAGCGGAAGAAGATTAAATAAAGATATCTGTTTACTGCACACTTTAAAAAAAATGCGAAGCAGCGGGGGTGAGAAATTGAAAATAGCAAGGGTATTCCCCAGGATAACAAACGCCACACCGCATGATGAATATACCTTCTTTGATTACCCGGGGATGTTTTTGCCTCCCATTGATGAGATACATATATCCGTAGCCTTTACATACGACATGGACAAGGCCCACGAGTTGGCCGAGCAGTGGCAACACATTGCCCCTGTAAAGATCGGCGGACCGGCCATGGATGAACCTGGCGGTGAATTTGTACCTGGTCGATATATCAAGGAAGGCTATGTAATAACTTCCCGGGGATGCCCAAATAGATGCTGGTTCTGCCGGGTGCCCATTCGTGAGGGTGGGACGATCAGGGAGTTGAAAATCAAAGACGGCAATAACATCCTGGATGATAACCTTCTCGCCTGCTCAGATGAGCATATCCGGGCAGTGTTCGCAATGTTAAAAAGGCAGAAATATGGCAGGCCAATGTTTACTGGCGGATTGGAGGCCAAGCGTCTAAAAGATTGGCACGTTGAATTACTAAGATGTCTGAGACCAAAAGAGATATTTTTTGCCAATGATACCCAGGATGATTATGAGCCACTGGTAGATGCCGGGAAAATGCTTTTGAGGGCTGGGTTTACCGTAAGCTCTCATACTCTGAGAGCTTACGTACTGGTAGGGTACCCCAATGATACCTTCGAGAAGGCTGAGGTTAGGCTAATGCAGACAATTAAAGCTGGGTTCATGCCCATGGCTATGCTGTACCGGGATAAAAAAGGGCAAGTAAGCAGGGAATGGAAAAAATTTCAGCAATTTTGGGCAAGGCCTGCAACGGTTAACCTGAAATTAAAAGCCATATAGTTGATGAACGTTCCAAGAAACGTATGGAGGTGCACCATGGACACCATTAAAATCCGTATATTGAAAAACGTCCGGACTGACTTCCTGTTTGGCATCTCATCGGGTTGCCGCCTGCAAAGCCCGGCACGATACTCCGGAGAGGCATGGAATACACGGCCATGTCAAATAAAAATGGTGCAATCTCCGGCCTTTGCGAGAATGGGGAATATTTGGGGGTTAAACCAGGGGAGTTTGAATTTGTGGAAGCTCCTGAATGGGTGTTGAAAATTCACAGGGCGAAGATTAACTGATTAAGAGGGGTGATATAGATGCCAGCAACTGCACAAAAACCAACTGACGATATACTGCGTGACATGGCTATACAACCGAAGATGACCTTCGCCAGGATGGCCCGGGAACTGGCGGTAGACCGGAAAACTATCCGCCGCTGGTGTAGGGATGCGGGAATCGAGGAGTGCGGGAAGACTGCAGTCGTTACAAATGAAGCGGAAAGTGTTACTGGGGAAACAGAAAGTGTTACTGGTGAACCGGAAAACGTTACAGACAAGCCTTTTGCTGAAACCTCACTATTAGTAAACGTCCAACCTGATCCGGACATCAAAATAGCGACTCTGGAAAACAAAATTTCCTGGCTTATTGAATGGAACACCTTATTCCATGACCGGCTAAGAATGATGGAGGACGCTATGGTTGGCGCCGCCTGCCCTGTACCTTACATGATGCAGCCGGCCGTGCAAACAGCACCACCTGATCTATTTACCACTATGCTTAAGGTGGCGTATAAGCTGGGGGCCGGCGAAGAACTGACCAACGATGAGCATGATTTCTTTGCCGACTTCTGCATGATGACCAGGGCGGCAACAGCACATGATTTTATCCAGATGGAGCGGCTTATTGATAACCACTGGCACCGAGGCATGACTATAGCTGAATCAAGGAAATATCACCAGGAAATGAAGAAAAATACTTTTGTTGCGGGTAATATCAATGAATGAGATTGAACTGCTTCAATTTATAGACCCTTCCCTTTTAGATTACCAGGACTGGGTAAACGTTGGCATGGCCCTTAAGGATGCGGGCTATACAGCCTCAGATTGGGATAAATGGTCCCAACGTGACCCAGGCCGGTACCACCCAGGGGAGTGCTTCCGGAAATGGGGGAGCTTTCACGGCTCTCCCAACCCGGTAACAGCCGGCACTTTGGTTCAACTTGCCAAGGACCAGGGCTGGGTACCGGAACCTAAGGACACTGGGCCCGGCTATGAGCTTGAATGGGATTCCATCATTGGTTCCAAAGATGACCTAAAAATCATTGAAACAGCCTGGGTAGAGGGCCGGGAAGTAATAGAACCGGAAGGGTGGAATCCCGTTGAGCACCTGGTAAAATACCTTGAAATACTGTTCGAGGCATCGGAAAACGTGGGCTACGTCTGCGACAGCTGGGAGAAGGACGGCAAATATCTGCCTACAAAAGGATGCTGGGACCGCACGGCCGGGGAGCTTATTCAGCAACTGAATAACTGTAACGGAGATATAGGTAGCGTTCTGGGTGATTACAAGCCCGAAGTGGGCGCATGGATTAGATTTAACCCGTTGGACGGTCGGGGAGTCAAAAATGAAAACGTAACTGACTACCGTTATGCCCTGGTTGAATCAGATGATATGGAGATTGACAAACAAAACGCCATCATCCGAGAACTGGAGTTGCCGGTGGCCTGCCTGGTGCATAGTGGCAAAAAAAGCCTTCACGCTATCACAAAAATAGAAGCAGGTAACTATGACGAATACCGCAAGAGGGTGGACTACTTATATGCCGTGCTGAAAAAGAACGGCCTTAAAGTAGATACCCAGAACCGAAACCCGTCCAGGCTTTCCCGCATGCCTGGGGTGATGCGGAATGGCCATAAACAATTCCTTGTAGATATCAATATCGGCAAAGAATCATGGAAGGAATGGCAGGAGTGGATTGAAGGTATTAACGACGACCTGCCGGAGCCGGAAAGTATGGCTGAGGCCTGGGACAACCTTCCGGAACTTTCTCCATCACTTATCAATGGCGTGCTTAGACAAGGCCACAAAATGCTTTTGGCGGGACCCAGCAAGGCCGGTAAGTCATTCGCCCTTATAGAGTTGTGCTGTGCCATTGCTGAGGGTAAGAATTGGCTATCATGGATGTGCGCCCAGGGCCGGGTAATGTACGTCAACTTGGAGCTTGACCGAGCCAGCTGTCTACATAGATTTAAGGACGTATATACAGCCCTGGGATGGCAGCCCAAGAATCTGAGTAATATCGATATCTGGAATTTACGCGGTAAGTCTGTCCCCATGGACAAGCTGGCGCCGAAGCTGATCCGGAGGGCCCAGAAGAAAAATTACATTGCCATCATCATTGACCCCATTTACAAAATCATCACCGGTGATGAAAACAGCGCTGACCAAATGGCCCACTTTTGCAATCAGTTTGACCGGGTATGCACAGAGCTGGGTGCGGCCGTAATCTACTGCCACCACCACAGCAAAGGAAGCCAGGGCAGTAAGCGCAGCATGGACAGGGCCAGCGGTTCCGGTGTATTTGCCAGGGATCCCGATGCGCTGCTGGACTACATAGAACTTGACATTACTGAGGACCTGCTGAAGCAGGAGGAAAACAAGGCCGTCTGTGCTGTGTGTGTGGCCTGGCTAAGCAAACACGTAAAGAACTGGAGCGAAGAAGTATCCCAGGACGATCAGTGCAGTGAGAAACAGCTCCTGCCGGCCTGTGAGCGCCTTTTGGGATTAAATCTATACCAGGACATACTGCCAGAGGTTTATGCTGCCAGGCAGGCCGTACAGCAGCGGACAGCGTGGAGAATTGACGGTACATTAAGGGAGTTTCCGAAGTTTAAGCCGGTAAATTTGTGGTTCGATTATCCTGTGCATTATGTGGATACTATCGGGGTTTTGAAAGACGTTGAGGCCGAAGGCGAGAAGCCGCCGTGGAAAAAGGCCATGGATAAGCGGAAGCCCAAAGAAAATAAGCAAAAAGACAGGAAAAGAGCTGTCGAAGTTGCCTTTGAAGGATGTAATTTTGGAGAGACAATTACCGTTCAAAACATGGCAGAATACATGGGCACAACTGAAAAAACTGCCAGAAATAGGATAAAAGAGCACGGTGGATTTATCATTGAAGATAATATCATTACAAGGAAAAAAACATAAATTAAGTTATTTTCCCTAGCTCTTTAATAACCAAATATTAGGAATATTTTCAGGGAAAAAAACATGAATTACGTTATTTTCCCCAGGGAAAATTTCAGGGAAAAAAACACTATCCTATAATCCTTATTTTCTTTTCCCTCACGTGAACGTCAAGGGGTAAAGTAGTCGTGCGTTAAGCTGGCGCACGACGACTCCTTCCCCTATCCTTGACTAAAGGTTTTCTAAAACAGAGAGATGGAAGAAAAGTAAAATATTAACAGGAGGAAAAAGTAAAATGGATACTCAAAGCATAATCGCCATTGAGGAGTTCAGCGGCAAATATAAAATCAATGAAAATTACAGGCCGATAGCGGAGGCGCTCGTTGAAAAGTATGACGAACTTAAATATGTGCCGGTTAAAAACATTCTCTTTATTGAAAATACAGAGGACAAGCGCAAAAAGAATAACTCAATCGTTTATGCGCACATAAGTAAATTGCCTGGTAAGTGGGAAGATATCATTTATCAAATCACCAAAAAGAATTTTGAGTATATGATGGAAATATTCAAGGAAAACACTATGCAAATGAGTAGGACCCAGATTATTGCGCTTATTTATCATGAGCTTAAGCATATTCAACTGGTTAAATCTGACCAGGGGCCTAAAATTGATATCGTCAGACATGATGTTGAGGATTGGTTTAACATGGTTGAAAAGCTGGGGGTTAATTGGGCGGCCAGCACTAAGGGACACATACCCAATTTGCTGGATAAAGATATCAACTGGGAAAATATTGAGGGTCCGGCCAATTTATTCCCAGCTGAACCGTCGCTTAGGTTGGTGAAGTAGATGGAAATGAAAAGATTTACTGAAACCAGCGCACAGGGAGGAACAGCAATAAAACCGCTTGACCCTGATTGTGGTGCTTGTAATTTTGAGTCAGATAAAAGGTGCTTCAACCATCTAGTGGCTATGTTACAGAGATTAAAGGCGTACGAAGATTCAGGTTTAATGCCAGAAAAAATTACTGAATTGTTAGCCGAGAACAAAAGATTGCATTTAATTGCAGAGGCGGCACCAAAGCCGATGTGTTTAGGTGAATCAACCTGTGGGGGGTGCTGGGAAACTTGCCCGGCATATAGGTGAGGTAATGCGGACTGAATTCTTTCTCCCGATGATTCCCCCGACTGTCACCCAGCAGGAGCACCAGGTAACCTGCAAAGATGGTAAACCTGTATTCTACGACCCACCGGAACTTAAAGCGGCCCGGGCAAAACTACAGGCCCACCTGGCCCAGCATGTGCCGGCTAAAAAATATACGACTGCGGTGCAGCTGGTGGTGAAGTGGTGCTTCCCCATCAAAGGTAAACACAAAAATGGTGAGTACAAGGCTACTAAGCCTGATGCGGATAACCTGCAAAAGCTGCTTAAGGATGTTATGACGGATCTGGGTTTTTGGGTTGATGATGCGCTGGTAGCTTCCGAGGTAGTGGAAAAGTTCTGGGCCGATATGCCAGGGATTTATATAGCTATTAGGAATATTCCTTAGCGTGGAGGTGACATCTTTGTTTGATGATGAGGAGTTGAAAGACATAGAAGTAATAGCAAAAATGGTGGCTGAACAGGGCATGGAGGAAACAAGAGCAGCCTTGGAACGAATAAGAGAGAGAAACAGACAGAATAACTTAGAGCGTTACGGCTGTGACTGTCCAGCGGCTAAATGTTTCGCCAGCTGCCCCAAATATCTGACCCATGATAAACATGCTGATCTTCTTGACTTCTTAGCGAGGACAAGCCCACCTGACGGCAGTGTAAAGGATTATCTACAGCCGATGCCAGCACCACCGGCAAAGAGCGGAGGAAGTAAAAACGGAAGGAAGCGAAAAAAGCCACCAACAGAATTTATGAATCCGTATTTACCGTAAATTGGTTGACAAAATATTTGGTTGACTGTAAAATAAAATTGATTTTCGCGCCTATTTTTAAATGGGTGCTTTTTCTATGCCTAAAAGCGGCCAGGCGAAACGCCCTGCAGTTGATGACGAACTATAGGGAGAGACACACTGGCCGCTTTAAATATTTGGAGGTTGATTCTGATGGGCAGGCCGTTAACCGACAAGCAAAAAATGTTTGTACTTGAATACCTTGTCGATCTTAACGCCACTCAAGCGGCAATCAGGGCGGGGTATTCGGAGAGGACAGCTAATAGAATTGGGCCTCAGTTGCTTGTCAAAAGTTGTATCCAGGAAGCGCTTAAGAAGGCCATGGACGAACGCTCAAAAAGAGTTGAAATAACCGCTGACATGGTGTTAAAAGAAATTGCTAAGCTTGGATTCTCAAACATGAAGCAGTTTGCGAAGTGGGGGCCTAACGGAGTTAGGTTGATACATTCAGATGAACTCACAGAAGATCAGGCCGCATGCGTGGCAGAAGTGTCCGAATCAACTACTGAATTCGGAGGTACAGTTAAATTTAAGCTGCATGACAAAAAGGGTGCTCTCGAATTGCTCGGGAAGCATCTCGGCATGTTTAAGGATAATGTTAATCTCAACACTAATTTGTCCGTCCAGATCGTAGATGATATAAAATGAACCTGTCCAACATAATAGCTCCGTCTTTCCACCCTGTACATAAAGCCATAAAAGCTAATCAATACGTCCATTATTGGATTAAAGGAGGTCGTGGAAGCACAAAATCATCCTTCGTGGCCGAGGAAATTGTTCTCGGCATCATGAAGGATAAGACAGCCAATGCCGTGGCCCTACGTAAAGTTAAGGACACTTTGAAGGATTCTGTGTATGAACAAATATCCTGGGCAATTGAAGTCCTGGGTGTTGAGCAGTTTTGGCACAAAAGTGTAAGTCCGCTCAGTTTTACTTATATACCGACCGGGCAAAAGATACTTTTCCGTGGCGCTGATAAGCCTAAAAAGATAAAATCCATCAAGTTTTCAAAAGGCTACTGCAAATTCATTTGGTACGAGGAGCTTGACGAGTTTAACGGTCCTGAGGAAATCAGGATGATAAACCAATCCCTGATGCGGGGCGGCAAAGATTTTGTGGTGTTCTACAGCTATAACCCTCCCAAGGGTGCTGCAAATTGGGTAAATGCGGAGGCGCAACTTACCAGGGATGATAGGCTAATACACCACAGCACATATTTGGACGTCCCCCGGGCCTGGTTGGGAGATGTGTTCATCGCTGAGGCCGAACATCTCAAGCTGACAAAACCCAAGGCCTATGAACATGAATACACGGGAGAGGTCACCGGGACGGGTGGAGAAATATTTGACAACATCCAGTGTCGGCGCATAAGCAATGCCGAGATAGAGACGTTCGACAACATACGCCGGGGAATTGACTTCGGTTATGCTATAGACCCATTTGCATACAATGTGATGCATTATGACCGCAAATATAAGCGGTTATTTATTTTTCATGAGCATTACAAGGTTAACCTGTCAAATAAGGCGGCATACGACGAAATTGTCAAGGAAAACAAGGCCAACGAGCTAATCACGGCCGATTCAGCCGAGCCAAAGAGCATTAACGAGTTGAGGCAGTATGGGTTAAGGATAAGAGCCGTTAAAAAGGGGCCGGACAGCGTTGATTATGGCATTCGATTCCTACAGAGCCTTGAATCAATTGTCATAGATGATACCAGATGCCCCGAGACGGCCAGAGAGTTCCTTAACTACGAACTGGAAAAAGATGCAAACGGCAATTGGAAAGCCGGGTACCCAGATGCAAACAACCATACCATAGACGCTACAAGGTATGCTCTGAATGATGAGAGTATTAACTTCCGGGAGGAAGAGAAGAAAAAGCCTCAGCAGAAATACAACTGGGAACACGAAAAGCCAAAGCCGGATCCGTTTGTGGGCTCCGTGGTGGATGATAGTTATATAAACTTTGGAGGTTGACAATGGAATACGCACTCAGCGCAGTCTTGGGACTGTGTTTTTTTATGCTCCCAATGTGGGCCTACAGGAAGGGCTTAAAGGACGGTTTAGCAGTGGGCCAGGGTAAGACGCCGGAGCCCATCAAAACGCCTGTCAGGATGTACCAGGAGCATCAGGAGGCCAAGCAGACCAAAGAGGAGCAGGACTTGTTCAGGGAGGGGCTTGCAAACCTGTTGGCTTATGAGGGCAACCCGCAGGAGGTGACAAAGGATAAGTGACGGACAACACGCAAGAATGGGACCTGTACGAAAAGGGCAAGAACTACAAACGCAAAATAGACCTATACACAACTGTTAACAGAAACGAACGTTTCTATGTCGGCGACCAGTGGAAAGGCGTAGTTTCAAACGGCCTTCCAACCCCGGTATTCAACATTTTTAAGCGGGTAATCAACTACTTCATGGCCGCCATAATGAGCCAAGCCGTTAAAATGCAGTTTACTCCCCAGGACATCGGCGACGAGACAGAGGATCCACAGGAACTGGAGGTTAAGCAGGCTGCTGAGATAATTTCTGCCTACTCCGAAACCCTCTGGGAAGATGCCAAAATGGACAGTAACCTTCGCCAATGCCTTTTGGATGCGGCAATCAGTAGTGACGCTTGTATCTATGTGTGGTGGAGCCCTGAGATTGACACAGGGCAGGAAGCCATGGGCGACATGGAAATTGAGATGCCGGATAATGTCAATGTCTTTTTCGGTAATCCCAACGACCAGCGGGTGCAGAAACAGCCCTACATCATAATTTCTTTCCGGGAGCTGGTGGAAAACCTCAAAGAAGAAGCCCGGAAATATGGCGCCGACGAGAACGCAGTCAACATGATAGCTGGAGACACCGACACCACAGAGCAGTCCGGCGATATGTCAAAGATTGAACTCGACACCACCGGCGTTAATGATGGCAAGACCACGGCGATTATCAAGTTCTGGCGGGACAAGGCCACCAGGACAATTAAGTTTAACAAGTCAACCAAAGCGGTGACGATAAGGAGTGAGGTTGATACCCAGCTAAAACTGTATCCCGTTACCTGGATGAACTGGGATAAGCGTAAAAACAGCTACCACGGACAGGCTGTTGGAACCGGCTTGGTTCCAAATCAGGTATTTATCAACAAGATGTTTGCCATGGTCATGCTTAACCTGATGTATAACGCTTTTCCCAAGGCTGTGTATGATTCCAATTTGATAAAAAGTTGGAACAACCAGATTGGTCAGGCAATTCCAGTTAGTGGCCCCGAGGATATACGCAAAGTGGCCACCTATCTCCAGCCCGGGGAAATGTCCAATCAGGTGATGCAGGTCATTGATGCGGCCATAAACTACACCAAAGAGCTTGTGGGGGCCTCTGACTCAGCTTTGGGTGACGTTAAGCCCGAGAACACCTCTGCAATCATAGCAGTGCAACAGGCGGCAGCAATCCCCCTGGAAAGCATAAAGGCCAATCTTTACCAGTTCGTTGAGGACTTGGGCCAAATATGGCTTGATTTTATGTCCACATATTACGGTCGGCGCAATATTGCAATCAATGTCAAAGGTGTGCGGCAGGTTGTGCCGTTTGACTTTGACCGACTCAAAAACATGCGATTAAAACTCAAAATTGACGTTGGGCCATCCTCCTATTGGTCAGAGATTACAGCCATGCAGACCCTGGACAATCTGCTCCAGAACGAGAAAATAACCTTCCTGCAGTACCTTGATCGGGTTCCTAATGGGGTGATACCCAAGAAACAGGAATTGGTCGAGGAAGTCAAGGCCATGGATGCACAGCAGCAGTTCGTTGGTCAGATGATGGGGAACTTCGTGCAGTCAATGCCCCCGGAGGTTCAGCAAGTTATTGGGCAGATGGCCCCGGAAGAAGCCGAGCCAATGGTTCAGCAAATGATGATGTTGCCACCTGACCAATTGGAGGCTCACATAATGCAGATGATGGGAGGTGCGGCATGAAGGGCCTAATAGTCGTTCCCCATACTGGCCTATTTCACTACCAATTTGTGGTGGCGTGGACACAACTGCTATTTCACACCCGCCAATTCTGCGACCAGCTTGATTTCCGCTTTGTGGGCTCAAGCCTTATCTATGAGGCCCGGGAGCAGGCGGCAGAACATTGTCTGAAAAACGGCTATGACTGGCTTTTCTTCCTTGACTCTGACATGGAGCCGAGGCCGGACACCATAGAGAGGCTTTTAAGGCATGACAAGCCCATAGCGTCAGCCATGGCCTTTAAGAGGCAACAGCCATATTCGCCCTGCTTTTATCCCCGGGTAGATTTTGACGGTGAAAAGGCCAGTGTTCAGATGGCCGAGGACTGGACAGAGGGACTTGCAGAGGTTGAGGGTGTGGGAATGGCCTGCTGCCTGATTAAGAGAGAGGTTCTGGAGCAAACACCAAAACCCTTATTCTTCCCCATGCCGGTATTGGCCGAGGATTTGGGGTTCTGCAAGAGGGCAAGGGATGCCGGGTTCAAGGTTTACGTTGACACTTCGCTATGTTGCGGTCATATCGGCACGGAGGTTATTACAGATCGCCATTACAAGGAGTATAGGAGGCTTTATGCTGATAGGGTCAATGTTAGTCCGGAATGAGGCTGATCGATGGTTGCGGGACGTTTTAGGGCAGCTACAGCAAGTCTGTGATAAGATCATTGTTCTGGACGACTGTAGCACTGATAACACGCCTGAGATATGCCGGGAGTACGGAGCGGAGGTTTTTTACTCTGACCGCTCATATTGGGGTACAGATGAACTAAAACAGCGCAAATTATTGTGGAGTTTGGCAGTTAGCGAAGCAAGGCATGGTGATTGGATACTCTGCCTTGATGCCGACGAAACCATAGTGAGTCCTGACTTACTCATCACAGCCATTAAACTGGCCAACCACCACGGTGCTGAGGGAATAGCCTTTTCCTTGTACGACATGTGGAGTCCGACCCATTACCGGGATGATGAACTTTGGAATGCCCACCTTAGAGACTGGGTAATGTGTGTGAAGGTTCATAAACAGCGGGACTATGTATGGCGTAAAACACCTTTGCACTGTGGTCGGTTCCCGGTAAATGCCTGTACTGCCATGGTAAGCACTGGAATTAAGATACAGCACTGGGGATGGAGCAGACCGGAGGATAGGCAAATGAAGTATCAGCGGTACATGGGGGCAGACCCGGAAGGGGAAAGTGGCAGTTTGGTGCAGTATAGGAGCATTTTGGATCCTAATCCAAACCTAAAGGAGTTCACCTTATGAAAATCCTCATAGCGGCCCCTGTGCGCCAAGACGAGGAAACATTCAAGTTATATCTTCAATCGCTGGATAAACTGGAAATACCGGACGGAGTGACGGTTGACAGGTTTTTTGTTTTGCACAACTCTGAAAACCTGATTCCCTATATGGGGAAGGTTTACGGCATCCTTGAAACCAAGGACGATTACCCGAGAGATAAAGAGTCCCATGTGTGGACAACCAAGAACATACTGAACATTATCAACATGAAAAACGCCATAGCACAATATGTGATCCATCATGGCTATGATTATGTGTTCATGGTTGACACAGACCTGATTCTGCACCCTAAAACGCTTGTAACCTTGCTAGAGGCCAAGAAAGACATTGTAGCCGAGATATTCTGGACACGATGGGTGCCAACTGGCGACATGCTTCCCAACTGCTGGCTATATGACAGCTATAAGGGTGTGACTGATAGCAACGTTCGCCAATGGATTAAGCCAGGGCTTTACCGAGTGGGAATGACCGGGGCCTGCATACTGATTCACCGAAAGGTTTTCGAGGCAGGGGTGAATTACAATGGGATATACAATATTTCATACTCCGGTGAAGATAGATTCTTCGGTATCCGCGCAGCATGTGCCGGTTTTGACATTTGGATAGACACTCATTACCCCTGCATCCACCTTTACCGACAAAGTGAGTTGGAAAAATACAAACGAGGAGAGCTAAGTCACTCATTACAGGAAATAAAATAACCGGGCCTAACGGCCCATTTTTTATGCCTCACCACGGGCAGAAAGGGGATTTAACGATGGATGAAACCACGGCCAACCAGAGCCAAGAAAGCACGACTCAGGAGACAACTACGCAGGAGACATTCACAGAAAATACGCAAGGTGCTGGACAGACTGAGAATACCACTCAGACCCAGGAAAGCACCCAGGAGCAGACACAGGCAGCACCGTTCTTGTCAATCAAGTACAACAAAGGCGAGGTTCCTCTCACCATGGAGGAAGCCCAAACCCTCGCGCAAAAAGGCTTGAACTACGAAAAGGCAGTCGAAAGGGCAAAGCAAGAGGCCAGGGATAGCCTTATTGCAAGCTACGGATATGAGTGGAATGGTAAACCAATCACCACTGAGGCCGAGTACAACCAGGCGTTGAGGGAAAGGGAGCTCTATGACAATCTGCAGTCCAAAAACCTTCCCGAAGATGTGGTTCGCGAACTGGTCGAGAACCGTAAGTTCCGGGATCAGTTTGAGCAGGAAAGGAAAAGCGCCCAAACCAAGGAGCAAAGAGAGCAGGATATGCTCAATTTCCTGCAGCAGTTTCCGGGTGTAAAGCCGGAGGAAATACCTGTCGAAGTTTGGCATGACTTTGAAAAGGGGAGTTCATTGGTTGATGCCTATACCAGGCACGAAAACAAGGCTCTCAGAGAACGTGTTGCCAAGCTGGAAGAAACAATCCAAGCCAGAGAAAAGAACAATCAAAACGCACAGACAAGCCCCGGATCTGTTACCGGAAACGGCAGTGTGCCCACGGGTTACTATTCCAGGGAGCAAGTTGAAAAGATGGACCCCAAGGAGGCTGCAAAACCCGAGGTTTATAAGGCTATCATGGAGTCCATGAAGTCATGGAAACGAAAGGAGCAATAAAATATGAGTGTAAATAACTTTATTCCAACCATTTGGACGGCAACCATGCTTAAAGAGCGTGACCGCAAGCATGTTGCCATTAACAACTGCAACCGTGACTATGAAGGCGAGATCAAAAACAAGGGCGATAAGGTGAAAATCAACAGCATCGGCGAGATCGATGTCAACGACTACACCAAAAACAACTTCGCCACTGGCCTGACCCTGCAGACCCTGGACGATGCGTCCACCATGCTGGAGATCACTCAGGCAAAGTATTATCACTTTGCGGTGGATGATGTTGACAAGGCTCAGGCCAACCAAAAGGTAATGAACGAGGGCATGAGAAAGTCTGGACTGAAACTCAACGATATCGCTGATCAGTTTATCTTTGCCAAGTATGGGGAAGCAGGGAACACTGTGACCGCCACCATCACTTCGGCCAACGTAGCCAGCACTATTATAGCAGCCATACAAAAGCTGTTTGAAAATGATGTGCCGGAAGGCGAAGAAATGGCCCTGGAGGTATCCCCGCAAGTTTACAGCAAGCTGGTACTTGCCAAAATCGTAAAGGATACCGACAACAGCGATACCATAAAGAACGGCAAGGTGGGCCGGTTTATGGGTGCAACCATCTACCTGTCCAATAACATTGTTCAGTCCACTACTCTGAGCCATTGCCTGCTCCGTACCAAACAGGCCATTTCATTCGCTGAGCAACTTGTCAATACAGAAGCCTACAGGCTGACCAGTGAGGGTTTCGGCGATGCAGTCAAAGGCCTGCACCTTTACGGGGCCAAGGTTATTAAGCCCAAGGAAATGGTTCACCTGGCGCTTACCGCCGGTTCAGAAACCTCAATTTAACTGGAAAGGAGACTGATATAAAATGACTCAAGCACTTACCGCAACCACTGCAGTCAGGGATAGTTCGGCGGCCTTTAGCCTCCATGCAGCACAGGATGTAAACACGGTGGATTTTGCGTCTATCCAGAATGAAAAAATTGTGATTATAGCTAGAAACACCAATGATGCTGTTGCTGTGGAAACTGCCACCATCACCATTTCCCCCGGCGGGTTCTGGCGCAAAGACCTCGGGACGCTAACCGTTGAAGTGGCCGATGCAAACGCCATGAAGCAGATCGGCCCCCTGGACTCCGCAAGATTTAAGGGAACCAATGGCCTTGTAACCATTAATGTGGCCGTAACCCAAGGTGGCACCGTTTCCAGCGTCCAGCTTGGCATAGTTAATCTTCCGTAACACGGGGGGGCTTCGGCCCCCTTATTTTTTAAAAACGAGGTGACTTATGAGGCACAAGTTTTTCGGCGAGCCCAACCTGCAAATAATGGATTCCGATACCGGCAACCCCCTGTTTAAGTTTGACGACAAGGGAGAGTTAATTCTGAGCGACGACAACCCGTTTCTAAAGCGCATGACGGCGCATTACGGGCATGAGCCTGTGGAAGAGGTGAAGATTGATGACAAACCAGCTGGAGGCCATCCTATACAACCAAATAGCAAAAGGGTGGGTAGTAAAAGATAGTCAGGATAACTCTGCTGCCACTGCCGCAAAAGCCGCCGAAACAGACAAAACCCATATTTTAACCGGAGTATCCGCCAGCTTTAGCGGATCAGCCACAAAGCTTTTGCAAATTAAGGACGGCACTGCAGTAATAGCTGAGCATTACATTGTCAATTCTGGTCATATACCTCTATCCATAAGGGCCACTGCCGGGAATGCTGTTTCAGCCGTTTTAGCAGCCTCCGGAACAGGCGGGACAGTCGGCAAAGTTAACCTGACAGGCTTTACTGTATAGCAACTCCCACGAAAGGGGGTTTTTATTTTGACCTCAGACGTAATAATTGATCACTGCCTACGGGCGATAGGTGAAAGCGACCCTGACAACCCGGTTTATATGACCCGGGCTTTGTGCTTATCCCATATTAACGATGCTTATCAAAACCAAATAGGGGAAAGACTTAGAAGGTTGACATTGTATCAATATGATAGCAGTGATGGAGCCCACACCATAACGGCAGGGGTAGCAAGTCTACCCTCAGACTTCATAAAGCCCTCCCGCATTTATGACGGCACAGCAGATGACGGCACACTTTTAAAACAGATATTGGATATCGCCGATAAAGTTGATGGCGACAGCGACATGCAGCAATACCTTATTGCTAATGAGATAACCATATGGTTCTTTGGGTTAACACCTACAAACACCGTTAATATGTACTATTATCAAAAACCAACCGCCGTTACTGACTCCAGCGGTTCAATCCCCTCAGCATTAAAGGCTAAGTTTCACTATGATGCTTTTACAACCTATATACGATTCATCCGCGCCAAGGAACTAAATGAAAATAATACCGCCATGAGCCTTGGTGCTGTATTTGAGGGCATTCTCGATGAAATAGAATATGCACATTCTGCCGGTCTTGACGACGACGAGCCTAGGCAGATAAAGGATGTGTATGGCAGTGGCTTACAGTAAACTAACAAGAAATTTAAAATTTGATGCTGACGGAGCAAAGCCCCTTGCCGTCCCCCAACAAAATTGGCAGGGGGTTAACTATGTGGATGAGGCATCAGCCATGCAGCCGATACAGGTTCCCTACGCCAAGAACGTGGACTTTGGCAGCCCAATAGGGGCCGGTGCAAAAAGGGACGGTACGGAATTACTGTTCGCCTCTCTTGGTTCTGGCGGCATGAAGGGGCTTCACTGCTGGAAACACAGTTCCGGGGATATTCTCCTGGGCGCATGGGGCACAGTATTGTATAACCTTGCTGGAGGCTCCGGCAGTATCGCAAAAACCTCTCAGGCTGATTGGCAAGCTGGTACAATAACTGATATTGAAACCGGTTCAAGTCCGGGAGATATGAAATTATGCCGCAACTATTCAGCTACTGCCACCGCTACCGCAGATTTTAGTGGCACTCACACAAATACTGTGGCCGCTGCGGATAAGGTGGAATTACAAGGCACGGCAGCTTCGACAGAAGTAAGTCAGACAAGCAGTAATAACTTTGGGTATCTTGGCTACAGTGGTGCAGGCGAATGGAAAGGGCAAAGATTTAAGGCTACCGCCAACCTTAACGGTGTCTCGCAACTGGGGATTGAAATAAAGTCAAATGGCTTTGGTGGCACCTCACCAGCAGTGAGGGTACATGTTTTCAGTGATTCATCCGGCAATGTTGGTTCGTCCATAAGTACAACTGGCTATGCTGCTATTGCATCCGGAGCATGGCCCGCAACCGGGAATTATGCCACCGTAACCGTAACCCTTGATTCTTCACTTGTTAGCAATACCTATTATTGGGTTGTTTGTCAGCCGCAGTCCGGCGATGCCAGCAATTATGCAAAATGGGCATTACAAGATACCGACGTGTATGGTGATGGCTATGCGGCATACTCCAATAATGGCGGCTCTAGCTGGTCAAATCAGACCACTTATGATTATGCGTTTAAAATCAACTTTCTTGGTTCATATTCCACATCAGGGACATATACCCATGTTGCCCAGGACGTAAGCGGGGCGGGGCAGGTAGGGACTGCTACCATGGCTTTTAATGTTACTACGCCTGCCGGAACCACTATAACCGTGTATGTAAGAATATCCACGGATGGCGGCAGCACATGGGGGTCATGGGCAGCAAAAAATAGTGGTGACACAATAATTGCCGCAGACACAATACTGTCAAGTTATAGGGTTCAGTGGAAAGCGGAATTTGTAACCACGGACACTACAAAAACGCCCAGCTTACTTGATGTAACAGTTGCGGTTACAGCCAGGAGTCAGACGGCAGGAAATTGGGTGTCACCAACTTTAGATCTGACCAATACGCCCCTAACGGCTACACTATCGTGGACACAGACAACACCGGCTAATACATCGGCAGAATGGCAGACCCGGGTAAGTGATAACGGCACTGATTGGGGTGACTACCGGACAATAAATGCCTCTGGGGATGGTATCCCGCTAGGGCGGTATGCTCAGATAAAGATAGTTTTGACCGGGACTGCAGCGGCAACGCCCACGATTTCGGATTTCACCGTTGCCTATACAACCAGTTACACCACGGCGACCAGTATAAAAACCGGGCTCTCTGGTAACCGAGTAAGGTTTGCAGACTACAGCCCGAAAGATTACTGCATTTTCTGTGATGGCGGCAGGCCTCAGATTGTTTACAAGGACGGCACCGGCACAGTAACAGTCCGCAATGCTGGAGTAGATCCCCCTGCGAGTGCGCCAACCATTGCAGATGGCGGGGCGGGAAGTCTTACCGGGACGTATTACGGCAAGGTAACATATGTAAATGACGACGGGGCAGAGAGTAACGCTTCTTCTGCTTCCGGTTCCCTGGTGATAACCTCTAAGCAAATAGCATGGTCTGGTATACCGACAGGACCAGCGGGAACGGCATCAAGGAAGCTGTACCGGACGAAAGCGGGGGGTAGTGTGTATTACCTAATTGCCACCATCGAGGACAACACTACCGCCACCTACACCGATACTACAGCGGATACTGCCCTTACCACTTTAATGGAGGATGATAACAATATCCCACCCGGCGCTAAAATAGTGTTTGAGTTTATGAACTACATGTTTTACGTGGCGGCAGATGATGAGTCCCAGCTGTGGTTTTCCAAGGTGGGGCAGCCCGAGCAGGTTCCCAATATAACCACGTCCATGTTTTTTAAGTCAATGCCAGGAGCCATCCTGGGGATAGAAGCCACTCACAACGCTTTGGTTGTCGGTGGGGAGGACTTTGTGGACCCGATTATAGCCACCAGCGTAGGACATATATTTGACTCAGACCCCACGGTGGATACGACCATTGTAAAGCATATCGACAAGGCCGGGGCATTGTCCCATGAATCCATTAAAATGTGCGTGGACCCGGAATTAAGGCAGATCATGGTATTTCCCACAGTTACCGGGGTGCGGTTTTTACTCCCGGGCCTCCAGGAAAACAGTCTTGAGTCAGTACCATTGTCCCGGAATGTCCAGACCTATTATGACCAAGCGGTTAACCGACACAACATGGCCGCAGCGTTCTTTAATAACAGGTATATCCTCTCATTCACCTGGCAGGAACCGGGGGCGGCCACAGCTACAGTGAACAATGTTATTTTCGTGTACGACTTCAGAAGTAAGCAATGGTACGGCCCTTGGACCATCGGGGCAAGTTGCTTTGCCATAGCCGGTAATGAGCTTTACTGTGGTGATGCGGCAGCCGGGAAGGTCTATAAGATGTTTTCCGGCAGCAGTGACGCGGGGAGCGCAATCGAAATGATTCTTGACCTCCCAACGGTGGCTCCGGCAGGCTTGCAGGGTACTTGCAGGTTTACCCGCTTTTTGGTAGAAGTTTCAGCCGACAGCGTGACCACCAATACGGTTGTAAAACCCAAGGTGGACGACAGGGAGGCATCCATAAGCCTTGGCACTCTGACTTCAGCTTTCACCGGAGACGAGAGGCCGGGACATAACACGATACGGAGCCGTAAGTATGCGATCCCACTGGCTCAAGGTCACGCACTCAGCCACCGGATTGTGGACAACTCAACTAATCCGCTGACCATTCATAAGGTTATTACGGAATATGAGGTCGTCCCGGTGAGAACATAAAAATTTCTGTCTCTGAATATACTTTCTTGTGCTATAATTGGCGCAAGGAGGTGTTTCCCTTGCGAATTAAGAAACGCTATGCGGTTTTAATCCTGGCCCTTGCCTTCCTCCTGGGGACACTAACAAATGCGGGGGCAGAGAATCCCATATGGCTATATGTCAACGGGAAGTTAATCTCTAACCTTATAATGGTAGATGGTCGGGTTTACGTCCCGATCAGGGCAGTGGCCGAAAACATGGGGGCTACCGTGGGGTGGGACCAGAGGACCAATACCGCCTATGTAGCATCTCAGAGGGATGCGCTGACAGAGATTGAGATAGTCGGACCCCTCGAGTTTCAAAAAGCTATGCGGGACGGCCTGGAGTTATTAAAGGCCAAGGCCCCGGAGGAATATAAGTTTGTGGGGCGGTATGTGGGAAAAGTGTCGGCAGACAATACAATAAAATCAGGCTTATCAGGGTACAACGATATGTCAGTGTTTATAACGAGTGACTATAAGCCCGATCCGTATTGGTGGGCTGGCGCTTTTGTTCACGAAGGTACTCACAATGAGCAAATATATAACGTAAGAGGCGGAACGATAGAGCAATTAGAAATGGAGGCAGTAAAAAATCAATTAGAGGTGTTAAGAAAAATTAATGCTCCTGCCTGGATAGTGGATTATGTAAGAAAATCCCCAGCCACGAAATGGTGGGAGCAGTCGCCCATAAAAAACTAAAGCACCTACACCCTTCGGGGTGTTTTTTAATTCCCAGAAAGGGGGTATTTACATTGGTAACTTCCTATGCAGGACACCTTCAATATTTCGGCAGTCCTCAGAAATATGCAAGCCAAATACAGGCCACAGGCTATAGCAATCTTTCCGACAAGGGGGCGGCAGGGGATTTCATACGGGATAACCCCAGCCTATTTGGACAGCAGGGAAGTATTGTCCCGGGGGCTCCGCAGCAAAGTACAGGTTGGACATCGGGAGGGATAGTGCCGGGGGCAGGAATGCAACTACAAACCCAATCCACCAACACCCAACAAAACCAGCCACCCAGCCAATTCACCGGCACCCTGCCGACCAAGCAGTACGCCCCCATGATGCCGTGGGAAGAAGCCATGCGGATGGCGGGGCAGAAACTTGATCCGCTGACCGAGTTGTCCAGAATAAACCTAAATAACACATTTAATAAACAGAAAGCATTGCTTCCTAAAATGCTAAATGCCAGAGGGCAACTATATGGTGGTTTAAGGGCAGGTGGGGAAACGCAGTTAACTCAAGACCAAACTAAAACATTAGAGGAACTTAATCTTCGTGCTAATGCCGAAAAGTCCAGTATGGCCGAGAACATCAGGAATTTGGATTACACCAGGGCCACGAAACAGGCTGACGACATGTATCAGAGCGAGATGGATAAATATAACGCCGGGTATAAGCAGTGGGAAACCGGCATGAATAATTACCGCACGGATGCCCGGGAAAGAAACAATCAGGCGTTAGCATTGGCAAATCTGAAACTTCAGCAGGAGGCGGCAAAGAGGGCGGCGGAGCAGCAGACAGAGCAGAGTGCATATAGGCAGGAGCGGGACGCCATTGGGGATCAGAGGTATGCACAGGAATTTGGCCTGAAGCAACGGCAGACTGATTATGACATTAATAAGCCGTATTACAACCCTGGCGGCAGCGGTAGCGGGGGGGGGCTGACTTCTTATCAACAGTATCAAGTAGGCAGAAATACCGCAAGCGATAATGCAGAGGCAGAACAGCGGATATGGAGCCGCGCCGTTGAACTGGCAAAACAAGACCCCAGACTGAACAGTCCCAATGACACAGCGGCAAATACCTTTGATCAGTTGGTCGATGCTTATTACCAGCAGTTGAAAACCCAAATGGGCGGCGGTACATCGGGCGGGATGTCTGATGCAGAATTAATGCAGTACCTCAGATAAGGGGTGACGGTGGTGTCTGAAAAACTATATCAGGCGGTTAAAAGCGGCAGGATAAGGCCGGATCAGTTAAATGACGAGGGCAAGGCGGCACTGAGGGATTATATTACGGCCAAGAACAATCCCGCCCCCTCCCAATCCTATACAGAGGACTACACCCCGGAGCGCAAACGGCCAACCCTTGATACTAACGCCCTTGTCGAACAGGGGGTGTTTGAAAGTGCTGTGCCGGAGCCGCCGAAAAGCGAAATCGGCACAGCTATCAGGGGTGGTATCCTCAATAGCGCACTTTCCCGGTTAAGCGATAAGTACAGGGCGGCACCCCCTGACGATCCCTGGATGACCCCTGAGATGAAGCAGTATTGGACAGAGAACAACACCCTTTACCCTGACACCGAGGCCAAGAACTTTACACCGAATACCACAGTGGAGAAGATAGCCTATGGCGGCGGTCAGATGGTCGGGGATGCGCCTTTATTTATCGCAGGTCAGGGCATCATTGGAAACCCCGTGACCGCCAAACTACTGCCCAAACTTGGCCAACTTGGAGCCAGAACAGCAGGAGCAGCGGCTACAGGCGCAGGGATTGGCGGCGCTGAAGCATTGGCAGAGGGGCAACCGCTACCGGAAGCGGCCAAGACCATTGCTGGCAGTGCGGCCACGTGGGGCGGCGGAGAATTAGGATTTAGACTGCTGGGTAAGGGAGTGGGTGCTTTAAGGGGGCCCACTTCTCTCCCCAAGATTGAAAGCCTGAGCCTCCCCAAAACATTGCCGGAGTTACTGCCCCCGAGGGCATCATTGAGAACCAGGACGCAGGACTATACCATTGATAACGCCATGGGACTTGAAACCGGCACGAAGTCTTTCAGTGGACGCACAGACTGGATTCCCCCAGTGTTTAATCGAAGCGGGGGTCAGGTGTCAACTGTGCCGGCACCGCAAAAACCTTCTATAGTGCCAAGCGGATTTTTGGAGGCACCCGCCAAAATTAGGGAGGCGGCAACATATCCAAAAAATACAGAAAGAGTATCAGGAGTTCCTTTCTTTGACAGCACTGAAACCGGCAGAATGGCCGGCGAACAATTCATCCCTTTCTCCAAGGCGCAGGGCGCTAATCTGGGTGGCTTTTCAACAAAGAGTGGGAGCTTTTCAACCTTCCCAAAGAAAGGAGGGCAAGCCCCGCCGATGCAAGCACAGGCCCCCGTGGTTAAGCCTCTGGTACAGCCTCCGATAGTGGGACCAAGGGGGCCAAAGGGCGGCATCCCGTCAAAGCCCCCAGAAAAGGGAAGTCCCCAGGAGAAGTTACTCAGTCAACACGGCATCAACATTGCCGAAAAACTTCTCATGTGGAAGGACAAGGCCAAATTTCTCCTTGGACGGGAAACCCCGGAGAGAAACTTCGAGGCGGTCATGGGCAAGGATGCCCCGGAGATGATACAAAAATTTATTGACCCGGTGCATAAGTCCGAAACAGACCGTATGCGCTGGCTTAACTCTGAACGGCAAAGCATTGCAAACCTTGGGATTAAACCCCGGAGCAAGGAAAGCGAACTGGTTCAGAAATACGGTGAGGGCTTAATCAACGAGGTGGAGCTTCAGGAGTGGGCCCCAAAAGATTGGCAGAAAATCAAAACGGCTGCCGAGACGTTGAGGAGTAAGTATGACACATACCTTGACCAAATAAACGGGGTACTACAGCGCAACGGGTACGCTCCCATACCAAAGAGAAAGGATTATTTCAGGCACTTTGAGGATGTAACCAGCCTGTTCGAGCAGTACGGAATACCCAGGCGCAAAATAGAGGACTTACCGACCAGTATAAACGGCATAACGGCAGACTTCAGACCTGGTAAAAACTTCTTTGCCAATGCGCTGAGAAGGAAAACAAATAAAACCTCCTACGATGCGATTACGGGCATCGACGGCTATCTTGAAGGCTCAAGCAGGGTAATGTTCCATACCGACAACATACAACGCCTCAGAACTCTTGACAGGGCCATCAGGACAGAGGCTGGGGATGGAAGGCAGCTATCGAACTTTACTGCTGACCTAACAGAGTATACCAATAACCTTGCCGGGAAAAAGGCGCTGTTTGACCGAGCTTTTGAAAGCGCCTTCGGGCGTTCTGTATATGTAACCCTGGATTTTTTAAAGCGCAGGACCGGGGCGAACATGATCGGGGGCAATGTCAGCTCTGCACTCACTCAGTTCATACCCTTAACGCAGTCTTTGGCGACCACGAGCAAACCGGCTATGCTCAGATCCTTAAAGGATACCATGGGGAGTATCATTAAAGATGATGGGTTTATAAGCAAATCTGATTTCCTAACCCGGAGGATTGGCTCTGACCCGCTATCCCTTAACCTCTGGGAAAAGGCATCCCAGAAAGCAAGCTGGCCGTTTCGTGTGATTGACCGCTTCACTTCTGAGGCCATTGTCAGGGGCAAGTATTACGAGGCAATAGGCAAGGGTATGAATCCAACCCAAGCCATGGATGTGGCCGACAAATACGCTGCAAGGGTAATGGCTGACCGCTCTCTCGGGGCAATGCCGACCCTGTTCAATTCCCGTACGTTGGGAGTTTTTACTCAGTTTCAGCTTGAGGTTAACAACCAGATCAGCTTTTTACTTAAGGATATACCGGCCAGCAGTGAATCAAAAGCGGCCATGGCCTCTTCTGTCGCCCAGCTATTTTTGTATGGGTATATGTATAATGCCGTATTTGAAAAGCTGGCGGGGTATCGCCCGGCCTTAGATCCCATTGGAGTGGCGCAAAAGGCTTATGAAGATTACGGCAACCCGGGCATCGAAAAAAGCAAAGCTACCAAAAACCTGATCGGAAACGTGGCTAACCAGCTTCCTTTTTCCAGCACCTTCACCGGTGGCAGGATACCCATCGGGGCGGCACTGCCCAACCCCTTGGCGGTGGCATCTGGGGAAAGTCCTCTGTCGAAGGAGTTATTAAAACCGGCAACCTACCTGCTTCCTCCCTTTGGCGGCGGCCAGGCTAAAAAGGCAATTGAAGGCTACCAAGCCGGTGAAAAAGGTGGAGTATACCAGGATGATAAGCTGAAATTCCCGGTTACAAAGTCTCCTTCCCTGTTACTTTTTGGGCCAAACAATAGTCCGGAAGGAAAAGCGTATTACCGGGAGGACAAAAGGATGCTGAGTCCTAACCAAACAGCGGCATTTGAAAAAGCGGTTAGTCAAGGTAAAGATCCCAAGCAGGAGTATAACCAGTTAATGCTTAAACGTGAAATCGACGGTCTAAACGATAAAATCACAGCCGTCAAAAAGGACAAGAAGCTGACTCCGGAGGAAAGGCAGAAGGAAATACAAAAGTTAAACTCAAGGCTTGTCAAATTAAAGGCGACAGGAAAATAATCTCCGGAGGTGGTTAATTTGCTTGACGACAAGATTCTAAAAATGCTTACCGATCAGATCGGGGAGGTAAAAGACTCAATAAGGCGGCTCCACGAAAGGTTGGACGATGTGATCAAGGCCGGAAACGTAACGCGGGTTGAATGTGAGGGCTATCGGTCAAACTGCAAAAAGGGCGGGCACCCAACGTGGATTGTGGTGCTTTTTTCTTTGTGTTCCGGGATGTTTATGCTAATACTTGCCAACTGGGGCAAGTTGTTTCATTAGAAAGGGTGATTCGATGTTTAATGATGTTTTGCCGGACAGATGGTCATTTCCACACATTAAAAAATTAGTCGATGCCAAAATATTAGCCGGATACCCAGACGGCTCTTTTAGGCCGGAACAAGGTGTTACCCGGGAAGAATTTGCAACAGGATTGTCGATTCTCATTTTCCGTCTGTGTTTGCTTGACTATGTATTGCCCCGGATCAGACCCGCAGTATTCACCATCGTTAGAAATGATGGCGGCCTGGGGACTGGCTTTTATATCACTCCTTCCGGCTATGCTCTAACTGCAAAGCACGTTGTTGAGGGAGCGACGCTTTTAACTGTGGTTGATGACGGACAGGCCAATAGAGCCTTGCAAATTGTGGCCATGTCTCCCGATGTCGATCTTGCCATTGTTAAAACTCAAGAACCGGCACCTGCTTATTTAAGATTGCCGGCTAAAAATGCCGAATTCTTTCACGGTCAAAACGTGGGGGTTATCGGAAGTCCGAAGGGGCGCAATGACTCCTATACGCAGGGCGTTATTAGTTTTCCTGATAGGCAGTCCAATCCCACCATCAATGTTATTGATGTATTCCAGACTGATGCCGCCATAAACGGGGGTAACAGCGGCGGACCCCTGGTTGACGGTGATGCAGAAGTGCTGGGTGTATGCAGTTGGAAGTTTAGCGGGTCTGATAATATGGGCTTTTTTGTGAAGCTGGAGGAGATTCATGAATTCCTAAGAAGTTGCGGGGTGAGTGTGTGAGGCCGCAGGAATTTATAGGCGCAATAGCCCTGGCGGCCCAAAACCTCCAGCGCAACACCGGCCTATTCTCCAGCCTCACCATAGCACAGGCCGCTTTAGAGACAGGTTGGGGAGGGTACATCCCGATGGACAAGGACACCGGACAGGTGAGTAATAACCTTTTCGGCATTAAGGGAGAAGGCCCGGCCGGGAGCGTGTGGGCCTGGACGTGGGAGGAAGTCAACGGTGAACGGGTGGAAGAACTGGCCGAGTTTTGCGCCTACAATTCTTACGAGGAATGCCTCCAGGACAGGTACGAAGTCCTCCTGCAGCCCCGCTATGACAGAGTGCGGGAAGCGGGTACACCGGAGGCCGCAGCGGGGTTTTTGCACATCTGCGGATATGCCACAGACAGCAGTTACCCGCAAAAACTGACAGAGATAATACACCAGTTCGGCCTGAAGGAATACGACCAGCTGCCCGATGACCCTTTTCAGGGTGTCCCTGAATGGGCGGTTGAGTCGATAAGGTGGGCCATGGCCAAGGGGTTAATAAATACCCCTGCCGGCAGCGAGGACTTTTACAGGGCTATTACCGTTCTGTGGAACTATGATAAATCGAAGGGTGATGAATAGTGCGCCCCCGAAGTATTACATTGGCAAAAGAAAGGAGCCAAAGAAAATGAAACCAAAGCTATTGCAGGAGATCGATTTTAGAGAGGCATTAACTGCCCTACTGGTGGTTGGATTTATGGCTGGGCTGTTTATGGGTAAGGATGTTTCAGCAATCCGGGATATTACCCTTGGAGCCGTCACCTTTTATTTTGCCAATAAGTCAACTATGGATAAGATGTAGTACAAAAGCCCTGCCGTATGGTGGGGCTTTTTTATTTTGGTGGGATCCCCCGACGTGCTGATCCCGTACGCTGACCAACACGCCTCAAGTTATGTGGCATTGTGTCTCGCGGGTTGTTTTAGCGGACTTGCGGATGGCCGCCGTTCGTTAAGTGATAACCGCCTCCTGTGTTTATACTCCCAGGGAAGAGTCCAGTTTCTTCGACCAGGATCATGGCCTTGACCCCGGACCGTTGCGCATTGCCGGCGATTACCGGGGGCGCCTTACCCGGTAGGGCTTACCCTTGAGCGCCGCGCCGGGTTATCTCGGCGGTCCCGGCTTGCACGGGACAGGGCCTTGCGGGTTGAGTTAAATAGGCGGGTTAGTACCCGAGTTTATCGGAAAGCTGGTATGCTGCCCAGTCAAGTGATTTTCTAATGTCTTCCCAATAATCGCGATTGATATTGAACTTTTTCTTCATCTCTTCGGCCTTCAACATTTCCTTCTTGGCCTGTTGCATGAGCTCGACTGCCTTTCGAGCCTTCTCTTCGGCTTCACGTTCCATACACTTAACCTTTTCTGTCATGGTGTAAGCTGCATCATCTTCAATATTTTGCTCAGCAAGCTCAAAGGCTCCGGTGAAGGCGCTGGCCAGGTAGCTATTTTCTCCAAGGTCGGCAACCATCTTCCTGATTTTTTCCAGGGCTTTGCGCTCCTGTTCCTTTGTAGCTATCATATCAAAACCTCCTTTAATTTCTGCGATTACCGTAATTAAACTATACCACCGCGTTTAATTTCTGTCAACACCGTAATTAAAAATATTTAAAGCCCTGCTATCACTCCGATTGCAGGGCTTTCGTCCTAATGTATTCGCTTGTATGTAAGTTAGACTCGGCGGCTAGGCGGTTTATCTCTTGCCATTGCTTGTCAGTGCATTTGAAGGTGCGGGTCTTATATTTTTCAGTAGGCGTGGCTGGTTTGCGACCAGCTCCGCGCGGGTTAGTCGGCGTTTTTTCAGGGGCCATCGGTATCCACTCCTTTAAAAAGGAGTATACACCGAAATTAAAAAGTTGTAAATATTAATCTGGCCAAAGATAATCAACACTCTTCCCCAATGCCTTAGCTATCTTCTTTGCCGTTTTTAGGTAAATATCTTTTTGGTCATTAATAATCCTGCTAATTTCAGACTGCTGGATGCCAGTCCTCTTAGATAATTCTTCCTGCGATATTCTTTTGAGCAGCATAACTTCTCTTATCCTGTTCATCAATAAGCTATTCTGTTAAACAAGATTTGCATCCTCTTAGTGCGAAAATTATGAGTATTAACTCATAATTTGTATGATATTGGGAAAAAATGTCGCGAGAGATGTAGTTATGGACGGCGTAATTTTCCATATTCCGACATGTTCCTGGTATATACTGAAAGGGAGCTCAATATTTGGATATAGCCAGAATAATTGCAAGACTCCGGAGGGAAAAAGGATTAACCCAGGCAGAGCTGGCCAAGACCACTGGCCTAAGTCGCGGGTATATTGCGGCCATTGAACAGGGTAGGAGGCTTCCCAGTCAAAAGACTCTAGCTATTATTGCTGAGAGGCTAGGAACAGACGTAGAGGAGTTGCAAAGGAGGCGGCATAATGTCTAAATACGTTGAGCTAATAGCACTTAAGGGCCTGTTAAGAGAAAGAAAGACAACCTATCAAAAAGCGGCTAAAATCCTGGGCATGGCTACAAATACCTTCGCCAACAGAATAAACGGGTATAGTCCGTTTGATGCCTTTGAAATGGATAGACTTGCAGAGTATTTTAAAATAGATACCGCTGACATAGGAAAGTATTTCTTCCCTTAACCAAAAGAAAAAGGCCCACCTAGTTTTTAGGCGGGTCTTTTTCTTTAAAATTTTTGTTGGGCATTTGTTGGGCATTTGGCATTTTTACCAACCCAACACCGTAATCGGTAACCCTTTTAAAAATCTCTGGTCGGAGCGACACGACTTGAACGTGCGGCCTCTACCACCCCAAGGTGATAGGATACGTTACGCGTAATATACATGACATCCTTTTAGTGACGCTGATTATGAAGGGTGCAAAATGCTAGGCAAATGCTACGTCAAACGAAAATATTCCGATTGATTGAAACACTGTTTTTACCGTTAATAAAATTCTGTTGGGCATTCTGTTGGGCATGGGGGCATTTCTAGACGCCCTATTTACCTGCATCTTCAGCCCCGACCTTCTCCTTTTTGGGGTTGAACATTTGCCTGATGTTGTCGTCTATTTCCATCTGTCGGTCCAGGCCTAGATGCTGGTATATTGATTTTAAAATCTTTATATCATGCCCGAGTCTTTGGGCGGCGTACTGGTCAGGAACTCCCCGGGCGTACAGCCAGCTGGCGTGATAGTGTCTGAGGTCGTGGAAACGGATCTTCGGCAATCCCTTTTCCCTTACCAGTTCTGCAAAATAGCTGCTGTAGCTGTCCGGGCGTATATTAAAAATACGGTGGCCTGCCTTGCCTCGATTCAGCTCGACAACATTCTCCTGGCCCTTCTTTTTCTTTTTCTCCTTGGGCTTACCCAGGGCCTCCAGGAGGCCAAGAAGATATTCCGGGACCACAACCTCACGGAGACCGTTCTCAGACTTGGGACGCTTGTCCACGTATGTATGATCCTCCGTCAGGCAATAGCTCTCATCCACCCTCAGCCGGCCACGGTTCCAATCCAGGTCATCCCATTTCAAGGCAAATATTTCTCCCCGGCGCAAGCCGCACCATGCCGCTAGGAGGACTATTGGCTCGTCCCGGGTGCCCCTGATAGCGTCATGTATTTGGTTCATTTCCGGCTCTGTCAGCACCCGGGGGCAATACTTCTCTTCCTGAGGTAGCTTTATATCCTTGGCCGGGCTCTTATGCTTCAGGGCGTCCTCCAAAATGCGTTTTAGGGTGGACATTATCCTGCGGACACTGGCCTGGGTGAGGGTCTTTTGCTTATCGTTCATAAACTGTTTTATGTGGAGCTCGTTTAGCTGTGAAAGTTTGAAGCGGTCAAAGAAGGGAGTAAAGTGGTTCTTCTGGTAAACCTTATACAGCGCGAAGGTGCTGGGAGACAGCCTGCCCTTGTTTAGCTCCAGCCATTTGTCAATCCAGGCGCTTACCCGGATGTTCTCGACGTGGAGGAATGTGCCCTCGTCCAGCTCCTGCTCTATTATCCTGGCCGCCTTTTTACATTCCCTCTCGCTATCCCGGGTGACGTACTTAAAGAGCTGTTTACCGTTGGCATCCCTGCCCACGTATATGGTTGCCTGATACGTTCCATTGGCGCGTTTCTTGATACTAGCCATTACCGCACCTCCGATTTAAAAAATACGGCTTTGCCTAATATGGAAACCTGCTTCATGTCTTTTTTACTGTAGACCTGTTCCGGGATGTTCGGGTTTTCAGCCCGCAGCAGGACTGTTCCGTTCAACCGGTAAACCCGTTTTAGTGTGGCCTCACCCTCTATAATTACGGCTGCGATTTCCCCGTTTTCGACCTCCGGCTGTTTCCTGATATATACTATGTCTCCGTCCAGGATACGGGCCCCTATCATGCTGTCACCTTTTACCCGGAGGCAAAAGTCTGCGCTCATGCTTTCAGGTGTAAACTCATAACCCTCGATGTTTTCCTGGGCAAGAATTGGGATACCTGCGGCTATCGTCCCTACTATGGGTATCTTTTTAGCGGTCTGGTTCTTCTCGGGGTATTTGCTTGTCCCTTCCGTACCCATCAGCCAAGCCGGATCAACTCCGTATTTTTCAGCTATAGCCTGCACAGTGGGTATCTTAGGGGCCATGCCCCCGGTTGTGTACCGCGATATCGTCGCATTACTCAGCTGCAGGTATTCTCCCAGGCTATATGTCGTATCATTATTATCGGCCATTAATTCTGCTAATCTTTTCCCGAATAGCTCTTTATCAAAATACTTTCCCACGAATAACCTCCTCAGGAACATGTGAATTGCATCCAGCTCCCTTTCACCCGTTATTATAAATCGAAACGTTAATATACGCAATACTTTTGTTATTATTATTTTAAAATTTGTTACAAAACGTATTGACAAGTTTTGACCAAAGGTCTAAAATAACCTTACCCCAATGCGAAACGCATCGAATAATCAAGAAGGAGGTGCCCAGGGTGCCTAAGAAAAAAAGGAAATATCCCGAGTTAACCGCTTTGAAAGGCCGGATACGGGAAAGAAAAACCACTTATAGAGAATTGGCCGCAGATTTAGGCATAGGACTTAATACCCTATCTGACAAGATAAACGGATTCTACCCCATCAGCGGCCCGGAGATGGAGCAACTGGCGACAATACTCGATATTGATCCAAGGGATATAGCCAGTTTTTTTATGCCTACATACTGCAAAACGCATCATAAAAGCGCTTGATGGTTAATTGATCAGATAACGAGGAAGGGAGGTGAGAATTTGAGGAAGCTAATCATATCTATTCGCTCCTGGTGGGCCTGGCAGACGGCAACACGGAGGGAAAGGCGCTGGGCTGAATATATCGGGATGGGAGGCTTGGTTCGGTATGGGCCTTTTTAAGCTATATCTGGAGCTGGAAAAACAGAGAATTACCCTGGCTGAAATGGCCCAAAAGCATGGCCGCCGCCATCCCGATGTGCTGAAGCAGAGCCAGCGAGTGGACATGTTAGTCAACGAGATACAGAGGAGGCGAGCCATTGGTACAGCGTAAGTGTCCCGTTTGTGGCACCCCCTGGTACTCGGCGGATTCTGGAGGGACGTGGCGGTGTCCAGAATGTGGTGCAGATATTCTGCCAGAGGAGGTAGTAAAAAGCGATCAGGATTAAAAGAAAAAAACCGCTTCAAAAGCGGCCTAACAAAATTCCCACTTATAAAGTATCATCCTGCACATATTCAGTCAAGCCCGGCGGCAACCGATGCCGCACATTATGCCCGGAGGTAACAAAATGAAGCTTGATATTACATCCTGCCCCGCCTGTTGGGGTACTAACTTAGACCCCACTGAAATAAATCCCGACCATGTTGTTATCGTATGCCATGACTGCGGCCAGATTTTCGAGACGCAGACAACCGGCACCATTGCGAATGAATAATAGTTTATCTCCTGCACTTCGCTGAAAATTATCAGCATGCACGCCACTACATCGGCTTTGTCGATGGCGGCCAGAAGAAACTTGAAGCCAGACTTCAACATCACCGGGCCGGTACGGGTGCCAAGTTGTTACGTGTCATATTAGAAGCTGGTATCGACTTTAAACTGGCCAGGGTGTGGCCGAACGGTGATCGGAACTTTGAGAGACATTTGAAGAACATGAAAAAGGCGAGTCAGTATTGCCCTATTTGCAGGAAAAACCATTAAAACGAAGGAGGAATAAGAATGCATTTCAGACACGGAGATTTACTTCTTGAACAAATAACCGAAATCCCCACCGAAACAAACCCCCGGCCGGATGGAGTACTGGCGTATGGTACCACTACCGGACACTCCCATCGCCTTATTGGTGGGCAGGTCCTTGAGGCAGAAGGGACGATTTATTTGCAAATCGCAGAACCTGGCGCAAAGGTTGTACATGAGGAACACAGTCCAATTGACTTGCCAGTTGGCAACTATATTGTAGTCAGACAGCGCCAATTCAACCCGTACGACCGGGTTATAACGGAGGTGCAAGACTAATGTCTAAAATCAAAAAACTAACTCCAGAACAGGAAAAACTTATCCCCATCGTCCGGGATGAATGGTTAAATCGTGTGTTCCTGCCGGGCCAAACGCTGGACCGGGAGAATGCCATTGAAGGCATTAAATGGATATACAGCATTGCCGGGCTGAAAGAACCCCTTGTAATTACATTGGACAGCCCATTAGGCTGCCAAATTGCGGCCAATATGTTATGGGCTCAGGTCAGGGATCAGGTCAGGGATCAGGTCAGGGCTCAGGTCAGGGATCAGGTCAGGGATCAGGTCTGGGATCAGGTCAGGGCTCAGGTCAGGGATCAGGTCAGGGATCAGGTCAGGGCTCAGG